TGGTCAGGTATCGTTTGATAATAATTCAGGAGCTACTACCATCAACAACAGACAATCCCACACTAAAATATACGGTCAGTACGGAGTAGCTAGTTTAGTTAGTTACGCTGATAATGTTTTCGTTTTAGCCGGAGACACTGCATCCTAAAAATGTTTGTTCTTCCCACATTTAGTCTCGGAGTAGTAGCTAGTCCTACTGTACCACCTGTACCACCTGAGACTTTTGATACTGCTACTCTTGAGAATGGACAGACTGCAATCGGAAATTCTAACACTCTGACTTTCACAGTTAATCCATCTTCGGCAATCAGTGCTACTAGCACACTTACCATAGGTGGACTTACAGGGTCACAGACAAGCGATAGTGGAACATTAACAGTTGGAGGTGCTGGTGCGGCAATCTTTGGATCGAGTGGGTCATGGACTCAGTCGAGTGGTACTTTAATTCTCACAGTTGCTGGTGGTCAAAGTGTACCAACAGGTTCAGATACTGTCATTACATTTACACTTACTAATCCATCTTCAACGAATGCTGGAGTCACAGGAATTACTTTAGCTTCGAGTGGCTTTACGACTGCTAATATTAGCGGAACATTCTTAAATGCAGTAGCCACCTTTAATGTTACTACTAGAGATACAGAAGCTAACATTCTTTCAAGCACACCTACTAATCCAAGCGGAGAAGTTAACATCGCATTCGGTGAAGATACTTATGAATTTTACATTTATAGTGGAAGTGCCTGGTACATTTTTAACAACGATTCTTAATAATTATGCCAACAACAATTCCAACAACCACATCAACCACTCGTCCAGGTAGTCCTTCGACAGGTGATGCTTACTTTGAAACTGATACGAATAAATACATCATTTACGATGGTGCTAATTGGCGAACTTACAATAGCGATGGTGCATCAATTCCTGGTGTAACTAACGGGTTCAGCGGTAGCTTTGACGGCACGGATGACTATATTGAAGTAGGAAACATAACTAATTTAAATTCAGGTACTAACTTTACAATCAGCGTGTGGTTTAAGCGTCCAAGTGCTAGGCAAGATATGTTACTTGGAGGAGCAGGTCCAATAGCGACAGGGATTGGAATGTACCCTTGGACTTCGAGCCAGTTTTATGTTCACTTAGGTACGAATGGGACTTTAAATGCAACTTTGCCTGGAGAGAATCAATGGATAAATGCGACCGTGACTTATGATAGTTCGGGAAGTTCAATATTGTACTTTAATGGGGTATTAGCCGCTACTCTATCCTCAAGTGCTGTATCCTCCACGGCTGGTAATACTTTTAGGATAGGAAACTTTGCGGCTACTACACAAGATTTTTTAGGTAACATCGATGAGGTTTCGATTTGGGATTCAACCACATTAGACGCTGATAATGTAGGCCAAATATACAATGCTGGTTCTCCCCTTAATTTAGCAAGCAATGCTGGCAATTATAATCAAGCGGGTAATCTTACGCATTGGTACAGGCTTGGGGATAACGCAAGCGACACAGGTAGTGGGGGAGTGTCTAATGGTAATACTATTACAAATATTGAAAATGCCGCAAACCCTGGAACAAATGATGGAAGCACCATAAATGGAACGCCTTCCTTCAGTACATCAGTACCATCATAATATGAAAACATTTGTTATATTAAACACAGACGAATTAGGAATTGTGGACTTTGACCAAGTTGCAGAAATAAGTGCAGAGTATTGCAGATACTCACTAGATGGAACTAAAACTTTTGTGAAGTACATAGGCGAACAACCATCCTTTCTGAGTGGCAAGACCGAATACACTCATTCCGAGATGCTCACTATTTTAGCAACGGGCGAGTGGACTGATCCTAATCCTCCTGGCGAATGATCTACACCGCCATAGTCCTTTTGCTTGTTTGCCTGACCGGATGCTCGATGCGATCACTTATCACCCCCGCCGCAACTGTGGGCGGTGCGGCTTTGGGCGGGATTGCCGGCCCAGGCGGTGCGGCATTGGGTGCGGGAACTGCGTATGCGGGTGCAAGGATTTACGAACTATCAGACGAAAAAAAGGAACTCGTAGATTCAATCACACACGGAGATGTCGATGCACTTGTAAGTGCTGGGCTAAAACAGCATCAAAGTGGGTTTGATGCATTCACATCGTACATAAAAAAGATTCTTATCGGAGCGGCAATCGTCCTCGCGGGATACCTCGCCATTCCCATTTTCGTGGCAAAAAGATGTGCCAAATCCGAAGTCACAAAATCCACAACCCGCGCACCATTTCCCGTAAAACCTCCTTCACGAAATGAAAAATCTTGAACTATTAAAAGAGAAATTTTTATCGCTCTCAAAAAAGGGTAAAATGCTAACCGTTTTTGTCGGCCTAATTATTGGCATCATAATCCTCGATTGCCTGTTCTAATGGATAGGACCGCATTAGCTGGATTCGGCGGATCGCTTGCCAGTTTGAGCGGTTCATTTCATGAAATCGTTGGAATTATTGCTGGTGGGATGACGATTATTTACATGGCGGTAAAGATTTACCAGGAGGTAAAGAAGAGGTGAGCCGGTATCGGTCATACGGAAAGCTAGACGATGCGACCGCCGAAGAAGGTGATCGCGGATTTATTGGCATGAATTCGTATCTCGAACCGTCCACGCTAGAGCCGGGCTTCGTGGAGGATTCGCAGAACATGAGACTGGAGGGGGATACCGCCAAGGTCAGAAAAGGTATCGAATTTAAAGCCGGTTCAGTCACTTTATCGTATGGTACGGACAAAGTATTTACCTCGATTTTATTCAGCGACCCAGCCACAAATGCTGAATTTATTGCGGTTGCAACCCAAAATAAAGTTATTCTGTGGAACGATCAAAATAACAGCGGAATCAATATTGCATATCCTGGCGGGGAAGTGGTTGCGGCTGGAGATAATGCCTCCTTCGTACAAGCCGCTGAGAAACTAATTTTATTTAGAGGTCCATCGAAAGCACCGCTTGAATGGACAGGCGATTATTCGACCCCGACTGCTTTCACGGTTAAAGCGAACGGATCTCCGGGGGCGGGAAATATCGCTTGTCCAAATACAACTTTCGGAGTGTTCTTCGCGAATCGCTTGTTAATACCACAACCCGCCGATTCACCGTTTACTGTTTTAGCCTCTGAAATCTTGGATACTGATAATTATAAGGAATCAACCAGTCAGTTCAGATTATCAAAAGGATCAGCAAGTGGAGGAGTTGTGGCGATAACTTCTTACCTCGAAAACCAAGCAATCATCTTTCAGAGAAATAGTATATTTTTAATTAATAATATCGCCCTCACCGCCTCCGCCGCCACATTTGAGATTACCCGCCAATTTGGATGTGTTGCCCGCAAATCGGTGGCGGCCAGCGGACCGCAAATCTATTTCCTTTCTGATGATGGGGTAATGGTACTGCAACAAGGTTTAGATGCCGCCAAAGGACTTGGAATTAGTGTGGCGAAAGTAAGCGGGGAAGCAGTCCCAATGACTCGCCCAATACAGGATCAAATCGACCAGGCAAACTTTGCAAATGCGGATAAGGCAGTCGGAGTGACTTTCGACAATAAATATTATTTGGCTTATCCTGGTACTGCGACATCCACCACAAATGACAAGTGTATCGTCTTCGATATTTTGCAGAATAACTTTTCCAGCATCGACAGTTTCCCAAGCGGATTTGCCATTGATGACTTTGTAATCATTGACCATGGAACGAATCCAACCAAGCGGAGATTATTCGCCTGTAATGACAAAGGATGGCATTTAGTTGAGGAGTCGGCCACAGATATAACCGGCACAATTGGGAGCGGCACAACGACCTCCACCGCCATTTCTGCCAAGCTCAAGACCCGATCATTCACCCTCGGGGATATGAATGTTAAATCATGGAAGAGGGGACAGCTCGGGGTAAAGGTAAATAACGGGGATGCATTTACCATTAAATATAATACCACTGATCCCGACCGGACAAATACGGTCCATACCGAAAGTTATTCAGGATCAGCCGAAGAGAAATTAATTCGATTTGGCAGTGGTCGGGCAAGGGGATTTGCCTGTGGCATAGAAGTGGATGTAACCGCGGGATCTCCTGAGATTCGCCATGTTACAGTCGAAGGAATAAAAACAGGATTAATGGGTCGGCATGAAGTCGCGTAGTCATGGCAATAACCTGTACTGTCACACCTGGGACCACGATGGCAACGGGGATAGATTTATCCGCCTCTAATCTGAACGAACTCGGGAATCCAACCGTAGTAGTTCCCAATATTTCGCAGACTTCCATAACACTCGAAAACTTTACAGTGGCGGATTTGCCCACAAACGGGACGGCGGGGAGATTGGTATTTGTAACGAATGGGGACGGGGGCAGTTTGCCATGCATAGCGGTGGACAATGGAACGAACTGGGTGAGGGTAAATCTCGGCTCGGCCGTCAGTGCAACAGATGTTGAGGATTATATAATCGCAGAATGACAATTTTAGAAAAAGCATCTAAATTTTACGAGCAGATCGGACAGAGTCTTTTTGCCGAAATAGGCCGTCATGCATCCCTTGGCGGATATGTATTTATCGCCCCCGATTCCATATTACTGGGCAAAGCGGTGAGCAGTAAATCTGACACCCATCCCGGTGAGCAATGGAATGTAAAAAATCCCGATGCCTGGTTCGTTACCTTCGCATACGGAAAAGGATCGGTCCGAGACTTCATCGATAAAATTCCCCATCCTCTGCCCCTCGTTGGATGGATGCGGGAACTGAAAAACCGCCCAGTCAAGTTTTATGATTTTAAAAGAATTAACAGGAGAAATAGAAAATGAATAGTGGATCACAAAATCAGCCTTTTATGCCAAACTACGGCGAAGCGACTCGGGAGGGAATAGAG